AAAGGAGATAAACTATGGCAATAACTAAAGAGACACAGATTGGTAAAATCGAAGTGGTCGGAAAATACAAATCAGTTCAAGTGCGAACAGATACTGTAGTTATGGAAGACAACGAAGAATTATCAAGAAAGTATCATAGACACGTTTTAATGCCAGATGCAGACATCACTAATGAACATGAAGAAGTTCAAGCAGTATGTAATGCAGTCTGGACACAAAATGTCAAAGATGCTTATGCGACTTTCAAAGCTAGTCAAGAAAACAATATATAATAAGGAGAAACAACTATGGCAATAACATACGAATGGTCTTTCCCAAACTTTGAGTGCGATAACTCAAATAAGGTAAAGACAATACATTGGAGATATACAGCAGTAGATGGAGAACATTCTGCATCTATGTATGGCTCTTGTGCAGGTTCAGAAGGTATGGATTTTGATGCTATGACTAAGGAACATTGCGAAAATTGTGTTCTTGAAAATCAAGATACAACGATTGAAGATATGCAAAGCAACTTGTCTGCACAAATCGAAGAACAGAAATCACCTGCATTGACATCAAAAACTAAGGAGTGGTAATGAACTTTAAGTTTGATGATAAAGACTACGATAGCGATAAGCTGTCGGATAATGGTAAGTTATATTTAGGTAAGTTACAAAATATAAATGCCAAAGAACAACAACTTACTTTAGAAGCACAAGACTTAAATATCTTAAAAGCTAAATATACTGAATTGTTAAAAGCTGAACTTCCTACAGATGAAGTTAAAGAAGATAAGGCACAAGCTAAGAAGAAATAATGCCTAGAAAAAAGATTACACCAAGTCTAATTGCTGAACAAGCAACTGGTGTAAGACTTTCAAGCCATGAAAAACTATGTGCTGAAAGAATGAAGACATTAAACGAAAGTATTAATGAGTTAAAAAAAGAAGTTAAATCTTTGAGACAAGATGTTTCTAAAGGTAAAGGTGCTATTAGTGTGCTTGTGTTTTTAGGAACTTTGTTAATGGGGGTCATAGGGTTCTTTAAGTGGAATGGCTAAAGTTAAATTCCTGCATTTTGAACCAAGACCAAAACCTAAAAAAAGAATAAGAACCCACAAGAAAAATCTAAACAAGGACGAAAAACGTTCTTACAAAAAATATAATAGACAAGGACGTTAAATGAAATTTATTTTAGCATTTTCTATATGCTCTGCAATATCAGGTTACTGTAACAACACAGCAACTTTACCTACAGAGTTTAATTCATGGTCTGAATGCGTAGGTGCAGGTGGAAAATTTATTCAAACTTTTTCAGTAGAGATGAAAGACAGTATTGAAAATAACAAACTTTATATGAATTATTTTTGTAACGAAATTAAAAAGGAGAAAGTATAATGTCAAAACGTGGATTGTATGCAAATATAAATGCTAGAAAAAAAGCAGGAACTTCTAGACCAAAATCTAAAAGCACTATTTCACCAAAAGCTTACGCAAGAATGAAAGCAGGGTTCCCTAAGAAGAACTATGGCTAACAGAAATTATAAAGCTGAGTACAGAAAATATCAAAGCTCAGCTAAATCTAAATTAGATAGAGCATCTAGAAATGCCGCTAGACGTAAATTAATGGCTCTAGGTGCGGTTTCTAAAGGAGATGGTAGAGACATTGATCATAGAAACAAAAATCCAAGAGATAACTCTATGTCTAATTTAAGGGTTACATCAAAAAAATTAAACAGAGGTAAATATCGTGTGGCTTAATGCTTTAGGAATGGCCTTTAAAGCAGGCTCTCATATTTTCAAACAAAGACAACAAACTAAAATGTTAATGGCAGATGCACAAATGCGTCATGCTGAAAAAATGAGTAAAGGAGAATTAGATTACTCTGGTAAATTATTAGAGGCAAGACAATCGGACTGGAAAGACGAATTTGTACTTTTAGTATTGTCGGCTCCCGTGATGGTTTTAATTTGGGCAGTTGTATCTGATGATCCTACAGCTTTAGACAAAGTAAAATTATTCTTTGAGTATTTTCAACAACTTCCATCATGGTTTACAAATTTATGGATTCTTGTTGTAGCAAGTATTTATGGAATTAAAGGAACACAAATATTTAAAGGAGGAAACAAATAATGTGGAAATTATTTAAATATAAATTATCTAGTTGGTGGCACAAACAATGTGATATGTTAGATGATGTAATCACTTATAAATTTCCTAATTGCAAGGAAGAATCTCTTGAGCAAGAAAATGTTTGTCCTACTTGTCATAAAAATTTTGGTTGCCAATGTGGAGACTAATTTATGAGAGATACTAAAGTATTAGAAACTTTTAAAAATAAAGTTGAAAAAGAATTAAAACAAAAAATATTAATTAAACTTTTAAAAAAAGAAGTAGAGACAGGTGCTAATGGTACCCAAAACTATGTAATTAAAAAAGGAATTAATAAAGGAAAATTAGCAAAAGATGTTTGATAAATATTTTATTTTGTTTTTAGAATTTATAGATACAGGATTAGATAAACTAATTAATAAACTAAAATTTTCTAAAAATAAAAAAAGAAAAAGATGAAAAATAATAAGTGGATTTTACCTTTTTTAGGTACAATTATTTTAGGATTATCTACTTATGTTTTAGTTACTGTAGTTGAACTTCAAGTACATCTTGGAGTTTTAACAGAAGAAATAATGTCAATAGATAAACAAATAGGAAGAATTTATAACCATATAGATAGAATGATGAAATGACTTTAAAAGCACATCAAAACCCTAGTGGTGGATTAAATCAAAAAGGTAGAGATTATTATAAGGCCAAAGGTCATAATCTAAAAGCTCCTGTAACGGGTAAAGTAAAAGCTGGATCTACTGCCGCTAAAAGAAGAAAGAGCTTCTGTGCTCGAATGGGTGGAGTTTCAGGGCCAATGAAAGATGAAAAAGGTAGACCAACAAGAAAAGCATTAGCTTTAAGAAAATGGAATTGTTAATATGAGTAAAGAAACAGAAAAAAAGTTATCAGATTTACATAGTCAATTAACTGATAAACTATTAGAAAAAATAAGGGATCCAGAGGTAAAAGCTTCTGATCTTAATGTGGCACGACAATTTTTAAAAGATAACAATATAGATTGTGCCCCTACCGATAATAACTCGATAGGAAAACTAGCTGAGGAGCTCCCATTTAAGCTTTCAGATGTAATACAAGGTAAAGGAGACTTAAAGCAATAAACCTTAAAATACACGCCTCTAGTGGCGTTTAAAGGGTATATTATGAAAGAGATAACCCATGATTTCAGGAATTTCCTGTATTTGGCTTGGAAACATTTAAATCTTCCTAGTCCAACTCCCGTTCAGTTTGATATAGCTGACTATTTACAGAATGCACCTAGACGAGCAGTAATACAAGCATTTAGGGGTATTGGTAAATCATGGATCTGTAGTGCCTTTGTATGCTGGAATCTTTTAAGGAATCCTGATTTAAAATTCTTGGTGGTTTCTGCTAGTAAAACTAGAGCAGATGACTTTAGTACCTTTACTAAAAGACTAATTACTGAGATGGACATATTAAAACATTTAACCCCAAGATCAGATCAGAGGGGTAGTAATGTTTCTTTTGATGTAGCCCCTGCTAAAGCGGCTCATTCACCCTCTGTCAAATCTGTAGGGATCACAGGTCAGCTTACAGGATCTAGAGCCGATTT